AAAGTATATACATGTCCGCCGTACACGGACATTTCCCCCATTTTGTCCGCACACCACGGACACATCCAACTCTGTCTGTCCGTTGCAGACAAACACAAACCACCCAGTCTGTCCGCGGCGAACGCACACCAAACACAAACATATGTTCGAAGTTTTGGCTCGCTCCCTCCGGTCGCTCGCACTGGTGTTAGTCTTGTCTAACTCATGGGCAAAGAGAAAGGGCTATCCGAAGATAACCCTTGTACCTCTCATATTCGCCCGTATTTCGGTCTTTGAAACTTAGCCATATAATAGTCAACCCACTCTGGCGGGATAGCTTTCTGACCCTGATTTCGAGCCGACAGACACAACTCGCACTTGATGTCTTTATTGTCACTCGTTTTATAACAATTCTTTTCACACATTTTTACCACACACCTTTTTCTTGATTTCTTGTTTATAGTCAAGTAACTCCTGTAAAGCTTCATCAAACAAACTATTTAATTCTCTTAGGTCACTACTAAACAACATAATGTAAAGAGTTTCCTTTAAGTTATCCCTGATTTCCAATAATTCTCTGTTCATCCCACTTTAACCTTTCCTGTGTTATAAATCTGTTCCAATTTCCAACAGATGCCAAAAGATACATATACTCCAACGAAAGACCGATTTCATACGTTGATTCTCGTAGCACAACATTTGAACGAATCTCAATTCTATGTTCTGGTGAATCATCTGTATAGTAAGTTCCATAATCACAGTCATTGTAGACTGATTCCAACTTACCCGAATCACGGAATACGAAACCAACATTGAAGTTTTCGATTGTTTCCATTTCTCTCGCCCCCGCTTTTTTGGGTACTCCTGCAATTGTAATTTTAAATGTCCCGTCTTGTCTAGTGTATGCATACTTTTTCGCTCCTAACGTTTTAAACTGTTTATATGTTTCTTCATATTCATATACACCTAAGTAGTGTGTAATGCCTTTTTTGTCATCAGCATATCCTTTGTTTGATATACTAAGTTCTTTTAGACCCTGATTATATTCCTCTATCCTTGCCACAATTCTATTATAATCATTACGAACAAGGAACTTGACAGAATCAGTGTCGCAATATACAAAATTATCTCCAACAATGTTTATCATCTCTTTCAATTTGAGTCTAGCCCATGCAGTCACCCAACAGCCCCACGCATATAACAGGAATGCTTTCTTGTTATATTTCTCAAGTTTTTCTCCTATATCTTTTATATCTTCTAACTTAAAAGCCTGTTCGGGTTCATCCATGTATATTACATCCGGCTTAACAGGGTTCTGAGCACACATTCCATACAGTGAGTTAATCAACTCTTTACTCCTCAAGTAGTTTAACTCTTGACCGTCAACGTTCTTGAGTGATGTTTTCTTGTGAAACAAGTCAATGACCAGATTCCTAAATGCTTGTGGTAAATACCCATATTTAGCAATATACACTTGACTTATCTCAACTTCACCGACATACTCACTCTTGACTATCTTCCAATCAATATCATTAAACACATATACAGCCCGGTCAGCACTCAATACACGCCCATTGTCAACTACTTGACCACTTATCTCGACAGCTTTATCAAGACTAAGGTACGGTGCTCCGTAATATATATCCCTCTGTTGTAAATGAGTGATAGTAAACACAGCAATGAAACAGCAATCTCTGATTTTACACTTATTCTCAAGTTCCTCTATATCAGTTATCATCCTTGGTGTGAATGCACTCATAGGAAACCTATAATTCAGCATAACGTCTGGATAGCTACTTGCGCGGTCAAAACTTGCCACGTTCTCAAGTATCTGATTAACATGATACCTGTTCGCGTGGGTGTCCCCACCACGGAACTCTAGTCTTAACAGTCTATACACATCGGTATTACACATCATAGCATGAAGCTGATTATAGTTGTATGACTTCATTGCATTCTTGGCAAGCCGTCTGACATACCCTGTAGAAGTAAGTGGTATAGAATATAACGTGTCATGTTCCATATCCATTCTAACTTTCATGGCTTCAAGTAATCCAACAACATCATTACATCCATATGCTAATTCATACTCTGACATTTCAGTCCACGGATAACGCCTCTTTGAGTAATCAAACTCAACCCCACTAAGTTTTTGATGTTTCACACCCATGTCTTTAGTGAATGCGTCCAAACTCTTGTTAGTCTGTATATAAGAACAGCGGAACTGTACCCCGTCAATATCCGCTCTCATAACTTTTCTTGACTTGAGGGCAAATATCTTGTCTTTCATAAAAGGCAACCAGTGCCGCATAAACTGGAATTCATAACTCAAGTTATGAACCCATATCATAACGGTAATACCCTCATGGTAGAAGCTGTTCAACAACCCTAAAAATTCATCCCACGTTCTACCAAAACAGTACCATATATTCTCGTTTCTTAAATCCATGACAGCAAATTGCCATATATACATAATGCTCTGTTCAACATCATCAAGATAAGTTGTTTCAATATCGAAAGCACACATACAGTTGCGAAACAATGTCTTATCTGCCTTTTTTCTTTTACTATAGTTTCTAGCAATTGGTATACTTTTGATGATGTCAGAAACGCATTCTCTTCGGACTTCTTTTACGGAATTCTGTTTCATACTCACGATATCTCTCCAATATTTTTTGTGCAGGTTCATCAGTGTGCTCAAGGTAGATATCGGCGGCTTTATCGCTGTCGTATATGATATCTTCGGAATGTGTTTTTACAAGATTCATAAAATCATAGAACTTTGATGCTTGTCTCCAATTCTTGAACTGATTAGTTCCAAACGTAATATTTAGTCTTTCAACTGCCGCCTTACGCTGTCGTTTTCTCTCAGCTATCACAAATGTCTTGTTCTTCAATGCCGCTTCTACTTCACGAATTGCCATTTCCAAGTTACGTTTAGACTTAATCTTTGAAACAACTGGAATTCTAGGTTCAATATAAGCCCTTGCCGCTTCTACATCTTTTGCATAAGCACTCTTAGAAACTTTTGCTATCTGACCTGTAAGTTTCTTTCTCAACTCTCTGTATTTGACTTCAAGTTGTACTCTATTTGCAGATTTCTTTGCCATATTTTCCACACTCCTTTCCTATTAAAGAGAGTATCACATTCTCTCTCAATACTATCATTAATGCATTACTTCTTGAAGTACCCAGTTTAGAAGCAAGTTCATCAAGGTTTTTCAAGATATCCTCTTGAAAATTAACACTCACTGTTTTCATTGCACCTCACCTTTCCATAAATACTATTTAAGTGACGCTTTCCTATTAATATTAATCTTTTCTTACGTTTCTCTGTGTACAACTCATCAAATGTTTTTCTTCTCAGTTCATCACAAAATAAAGAGAAACAAATTTCACTTTTTGTCATCTAAACTCTCTCCTATATAAGCGACTATAATACCAACGCATAACCCTAACAAGAATAGGCTCATTTTATAATCACCTCAAAATCAATATTTATAATGTCATCTTCCCATATACTAGCTAATAACATACCATCATTATCATTAACATAAATGATGTAACCCATGTTATTTTTTTTTAATTCCAGATTGCCATAGCGGACGTAGAAGCGAATATAATTAACTTTTAATGCTAATGTGTGGTAATCCTTAGTGTTTTCAAGTTCCTCTAATTTTTGTATTACTTCCTGTTTACTCATTTTAATCTCCTTATTATTTAACTAGTTTTCCTGTTACAAGTATATAATATCACACTTGTTGTTGAATGTCAATAATCAATCACAAAAAACTACTGACAAATAGAAAATATTATGTTACTATAATAATGTCCTTGAGAGAAACACTTTCACAGGACAGAAGTCCAAAACAATTATAATATAAGAAAGGAGATTCCGGTACAATGGTAAGAACAATTACAACTACAGTTATGACACTGAGTATCAAAGAAAAAGACAGTGATGACATTAAGCTTGTCACAAAGGAATTCATCGGAACGGGTTGGACGCAGGTTAAAATGTATAATGATATGAAGAAAGATGATGAACTTGTTCCGGCAGGGGCTACGGTTGAAAACATCACTACAGAAACAAAGTTCAACACTTACAAGCTTTCTGATGAGGGCTTTGTAAGAGCCGCTATTGCAGAGATGGACAGCGCAGTGGATGAACCAGAGATTCCAGACGATATGAAACCAGTCGTAACAGAGTAACAGTAAAAAAAAAAAACCTTTTATATCTTGTATTGCCATACTTTTCGAATCACTTACAACTGAATATAGAACTATAGCGTGAAACATTCGTTTTCGTCATTCTGGAATGTTTCACGTGAAACATGAAAAAGGAGAACATAACATGGATATTATTAAAACAAATATTGCAGACGAAGAGTGGACAATGGATTTATCATACGATATGTTTGAATCACCAGACAGAATGCGAGGTGCAGACCTTAAAGGTCAGCAGGTACATATCGAGAAGTATTGTCTTTATGTAGAGGATGATGCATGGGGGAATCCAATTAAAATCCTCACAGTATCAACAACTGATGGACAGGTATTTGCCACTACATCTCCCGCATTCATCCGTACATTTGACCGCATTATGGAACTCGCAAGCAGATGCGGTGTGACAGATGTATGTATCGAAATCATTGCAGAACGTAGCAAGAACAACCGGGAGTACATCACCGCAAGATATGTCAAAGAATAAATCCAAGAGCCTGTACACAACGCAAGGTTATCTGGATGTTGAGGGGATAGTCCAAAAAGGCTATCCCTTTAACTTTATTTGGGGTGGGCGTGGTACGGGCAAGACATATGGTGGTCTGAAATATGTCGTGGAACACAACAAGACTTTCATGTATTCCAGAACAAAACAAACTCAGCTTGACAAGATTAAGAACGTAGAGTTGTCCCCATTCAAACCGTTAAATGCAGATAATGATTGGAATATACAGCCATTCCCTGTAGATGATATTGCAGGATTTTATCACACAGAACTTAATGAGAAAGACCGACTTGTGCCAGTTGGTTCGCCGGTGGGTTATGCGTCAGCTATCACCACACTAGCGAATTTACGTGGTTTTTCCGCTGAGGATGTGTCTGTGTGGATATGGGATGAGTTCATTCCGCAGAAAGGCGACCGTGTTCCAAAAGGAATTGCAACGTCTTTTCTTCACGGTTATGAAACCATGAATCGAAATAGGGAGTTGAAAGGACTGCCGCCGCTACAGGTGCTATGCTTCTCGAACTCAGACAATGTGGGTTGTGAACTGTTCGCCAGTCTAGGACTTATCCGCAAAGTTGCTGATATGTCACGGAAACATCAGGAAACGGCGTTCCTACGTGATAGAGGTATCGCATTATATAATTTATGTAACAGTCCTATTTCTCAAGCAAAACAGAATACGGCTCTCTATAAGATGGTAGGTAAGGACAGCGGATTTTCTCAAATGGCACTTGGAAATGAGTTCTATGACACTGACTATTCAGATGTACGAACACAGAACCTATCGGAATATCTTCCATTGGTATTTTTTGAAGAAATAGCCATTTACGAACACAAGTCCTCAGATATGCTTTATGTATGTAAGCACAAACAGGGTGAACCATTACGAACTTTTATCGGAATCAATGAAAAGAACATCAAGGCTTTTAAACGGTACTATTCTTGGATATGGAACATTAACTATCTTGAAGATAAAATCTATTTTGAGGACATAGAATCAAAATTTATTCTTGACAGCTACTTTCATATGTAGTATCATGTACATGTAGGGAAAACATAAGTCCGTAGCACAAGGACAAACAGCGGAACTGTGGTGCATGAGGTCGTCCACCTCAAGAGTCGGACTTCCCTACATTACAGTATACCGCTATTAATGTTTCACGTGAAACATTGAAAGGAGTAGCATATGGACGCAAATACAATCACACAGCTTTTCAGTAACTTAGGCGTTCCTGTAGCTTGTCTTGCAGTTACTTTTTACTTATGGTATCAGGAAACACAGTCCCATAAGGAAGAAATGAAGAATATGCAGGACGCACTGAACAACAACACTCTTGTCTTACAGAAGTTACTGGACAAACTGGGAAAGGATGAGGAAACATGAACCTTTCCGCAAAAATTATCTCACAGGCAACAGACATCAAACAGGGTTTTGAACTTCATCCGCATTCCGAACTATACGGTGAGATGAAGATTGACACAAATAATCTTGACTTAATGTTAAGAGATGCCCCAACGTTTGACAGCAACGTTATTACCTCTATGCCAAAAGGAAGTACTTTCTTCGGGTTCGGTTTTACTGATAGTTCCCTCAAGTGGGTACTTGGTCAGTACACAATGGCAGACGGTAAAATTGTTGCGGGTTTTGCTCACATTGACTATTTAATTAAAATCAACAAGTGAAAGGAGAATATGCGAAATGACTATTGATAACATTATCGCACTCGCAGGTGCAGGCTTTACGAAAAACGATATTGCACAGCTTATGGGAGCACAGACACCAGCACCAGCACCAGCACCAGCACCAGCACCAGCACCAGCACCAGCACCAGCACAAGTGCAGACTCCACAGCCAGTTGTAGGGCAGGGATTACCGCCAGTGCCATATGGGGCAACGAATGTACCGATTGTAACACCGCCACAGATGTTACAGGGACAGTTACAGAATCCGGGTCAGGCGGCACAGGCTCAGACAGAACTTCTGAATCAGGCATTCAGTCAGGGGAATTATGCGGGGAATCCGTATGCACCAGAGATGAATATTTCCAGTCATATGCCGAACGACTCCCGTCTGACAGATGCTATTAACACATTAACCAGAGCTGTACAGGCGAACGGAATTGGTCAGGGCGTGGAAATGCCGCGACAGTTATCTGTTGACGAAATGACAGCGAATATTATTAATCCACCAGAAATCATGACAAGGGGGTAAAGTATGGGTTCATCCGCTTTTGTTAATGTTGAAAAGCCGTCAATCGGAAATTTTAATTCAATTGCTACGTTAAATGCTATTATTTCACAGGCTACAGGCAAAACTAACATAACTGCTATTAATAATAATTTTGTTTCTGTTGCTACCACAGCGTTAGGGATCGCGCAGGATGATTTACTTAACGCTATTTCTCAGGTAATTTCACGCACTATTTTTTCTATCCGTCCATATAACAGAAAGTTTGCAGGACTTTTCGTGGATAACATGAAATGGGGAAATCATGTTCGTAAAATTAACATAGGAGACAAAGACTTCGAAGCAAATGTTTCATATGATCTAGAAGATGGTCAGAGTATTGATGCTGACATTGTAAGCAAGCCGGATATTTTGCAGACGAACTTTTATGGTCAGTGTGTGTACAGCAAGCACTATACCATATTCCGCGACCAGTTAAATATTGCGTTGCAGAATGAAACAGAGTTTGAACGTTTTTATACCATGCTTGTGCAGAACACTATGGATATGATTGAACAGTGTCACGAGAATACCGCTCGTGCTACCATTTGTAACTTAATTGGTGGTAAGGTGAAAGGTGACACTTCAAATGTCATTCATCTTGTAACAGAATACAATGACGTTACAGGACTTGAACTTGATTCTGATACCGTGAAAAAACCAGAGAACTTTGTCCCATTCTATAAATGGGCGTTTTCCAGAATCAAAACCATCTCAGGTCTTATGACTGAAAGAAGTTTACAGTATCACATCAATATTACAGGTCACAACATTATGCGTCATACTCCGGTGCAGAATCAGAGACTCTACCTGTACACTCCTGAGATGAACAATGTAGAAAGTACTATCTTTTCAAGTGTGTTCAACGAACAGTACTTGAAAATGATGGACTATGAGGGTGTTAATTTTTGGCAGTCCATTCAGACACCTATGGGTATTAACGTACAGGCTAGATATATGTTACCTAGCGGTGTTATCACACCAGATAGCACTGGTACAGTAACTTCTAATATTTTCGGAATACTCATGGATGAAGAAGCCGCAGGAATCACAACATACGGTACAAGAACTGCTACCACACCATATAATGCTCGCGGCGAATATACGAACGTGTGGTTTCACTTCAATGACCGTTATTGGAATGACTTCACTGAGAACGCTGTCGTGTTCTTACTTGACTAAGTTTTCTTTCTCCTATGAGGGCGGGTGTTATGCCCGCTCTTTTAATTAATGTTTCACGTGAAACATATGAGGTGATATTATGAGTTTTAATGTTGAGTTTTTCCGAGTGGCAAAAAGAAAAAATTCTACTTTTGTGCCTGAGACTAAGGACGTTACAAGAACAGAGATGTGTACTATTAAAGAGGGGACAGGAGTGCTAAATCCTGTTATCACTATTGCGAATTCTTCTGCATCTTTTAATCCGTCAAGATGGAACTATTGTCATATTAGCACATTTTCCAGATATTACTGGGTGAGTGACTGGAAAAATGAGGATAATCTGTGGACTGCTCAGTTAAAGGTTGATGTTCTCGCGTCTTATAGAAAAACCATTGAAGATTATAACTACTATGTGGTAAGGTCTTCTACTTCTTTTGATGGTGGTATCGCTGACGCTCTTTATCCGAAAAAGCCACAGGTCAACAGGCAAACTGTGACTGGTAATCCTCTATGGCAGATTGAGCAGGGGTTTGACGTTGCAGGTTCTTATGTGGTAGGTATCGTAAACAAACAGGGACTTTGTAACTATTATGCCATGAATCCCGCAAACTTTAAAAATCTTGCAAATGCAATATTCAGTAATATTAAGTGGATGATAGGAGATGGAATCTCTGGAGTATCAGATAATCTAATACAAATAGCTGTCAATCCCGCTCAGTACATTACGTCAGTGACATGGTTTCCATTCACACTTGGCGGTACACAAATGTCTGGTATTTCTATTGGTTGGTGGGATGTTACAGGATTGACATTATACAAGCTAGATGATGATTTGTGGAAAACAAAAGAAACTTCTGTCACTCCTACATCACATCCACAGTTAGAACGTGGCAATTATCTCAATTGTCAACCATATAGATATATCAGAGTATATATTCCACCTTTCGGATGCCTTACTGTCGATAGTGGCAAAATAAGAGATGGTGAAAGTATCAAAATAAGTGCAGACGTAGACCCACGTACAGGTCATGCGTTATGCCGTGTATCAGTTGATAATACTGGTGGTGGAAATGAGTTGCTTGGAATCATGTACTCTAATATTGGCGTTTCTATTTCAACAAGTGATATAAAAACCAATTACTCAAACATATCGTCAGGTGTAAGTAACGCACTAGGTTCATTATTTAAACTTGATATTGGCGGCTTTGCAAAAGGAGTTGCTGACAGTGCCATGGCTGTAGGTTCGGCAGAAGTCTCTACAAAAGGTGGACAAGGCTCTACTATCGGATTGACTTCATACGTATATTGCTATGTTGACTGTATGTTGTTAGTTGATGAAGACAGAGCGGATAATGGAAGACCTTATTGCAAGAATGGCAAATTCTCAACACTTGGTGATGGTTATTATGAGGTTGAAAATGGTAGTACTCCTATATCAGGAGCATACCAAAGTGAAATTGACGAGGTTAAAAACTTCTTGGAAAGTGGGGTATATTATGCGTAGCTATTACAATGAGGGAAAAGGAACGGCTCTCATATTCTATTTGTTAGGAAAACAGCAAGGCGGCGGTGGTGTCCCACCTATCACACCCGCTGGTGAATGGAAAACAATAGTTACTGACACAGCGTCAGGATATCTTACTACTGCTGATATGCAGAGTAATGCTACTATAATATGGGACTATTTCTATCAGAAACTTGGATGGAATGTTAACAGCGTGGCGGCATTACTTGGAAACATGCAAGGCGAAAGTACTTTGAATCCAGGTCTTATTGAAGTTGGCGGCGGTACTACATCAGCAGGAGCAGGACATGGACTTGTGCAGTGGACACCCGCAACTGACCTCTACAAAGTGCTTGACGTTTTATATGGTGGTCACGAAGACTGGTATGATGGAAATAAACAACTTGGAGTAATCTATGCTGAGTATCAGGAGAGCGTAGGTGAAGCACACAGAGGTATTGAACCACAGTGGTATAAGACTACTAAATATCCATGTGATTTCAGACAGTGGGCGTTCAATCAGTTAAATTATGACCTTGAAAGTCTTACATATGCTTTCGCGGCTAACTATTTAAGACCTGCTGTTGTAGAACAGCCGCGTAGAGTAGAATACACGAAACAGTGGCTTGAATATTTCTTGAAAGGATGATAATATGGTTAATTTTCCGGGAGCAAGGAGTAATCCATGCGGTCAGATTCCTATGAATTATGATATGCTAAACTTGTATAGTTCAGCATATTCACCCTCCACATTACATTGTCAGAACTCAGCATTAACACAGTACTTTATGAGGTACTTGTTGCAGAAAGCAATATCTGTATTCAAGTGGACAGTACCGGAAGAATGGGACATGAATTATTTCCTGTATACATTATACTGTTGGGGCTATATCTGTGTGTTTTACCATGACCGTTACGGTGTGATTCCTCAGGGTTGCGGATTATATGGTTACAGCGTCTTTTATCAGCCAACAGAAGCGTATATTGTAAATCCTGTTCTAAGAGGTCAGATAACACGCAAAATTAATAAAGACTGTGTAATTTTCAGACTACAACCAGATTGGCGTGGTATTATGGATATTGTAATGTATTATGCAGATAATATGGCTCTTACAGCAGAAAGCTGTGAAATTAACATTGCAAACAGCAAATTGTCTTATATGTTCGGAGTGGACAACAAACAGCAGGCAGAATCTATGAAAATTATAATGGATTCTATTATGAAAGGCGAAGCGGCAGTATTTTATGGCAATAATTTACGCAGGCGCAATATGGCGGGCGATACTACAGAGCCGTGGACAGTATTCGCTCAGAACTTGAGAGACAACTTCATCGCACCTGAGTTGCAAGACACTCTTAGAAGATGGGAAGAAATGTTCTGCAATGAAATTGGTATTAATAACGTGAGGTCAGACAAAAAAGAACGTCTTATTACAGCAGAAGCAGAAAGTAATGATTTTGAAGCCCGCAGTAAGTGTGAGTTATGGCTTGAGGAATTGCAAAAATGTTGTAGCAAGGTAAATAAAATGTTTGCAGACAGACTTGCAACACCTATAAGTGTAGATTGGAGAGTGCGAAATGTGGAAACCAGTGGCAATATTTTTTCTGGTGTTATTAATACTCGTATGGGCAGAACTGACTAAGTATTGAAAGGAGTGTAATATGAGTGCTTATATTACTATCATAGGTTTACTTGGATGGGATGAAGACCTGATTGACGATGTGTTTCTCGACACCTTTATCAGTTTATTCAGAACTCAAGATACCGCTATTACAATGTTGGAAAGATTTAATGATTTACTGGTGTATGAATGTGGAGAACTTGAGGTCACACTTCCTAACCCGACTTATTTCAAGAGGATTGCGAAAAGTTGGGTTGATAATCAGCAGGAAGTATGGAAAGCATACTATAGTGCTCAGCAGTCAGTAGAACTTGAAGCAGGAAATATTTTGACAGGTGCGAAGCAGGAAACATTCACCGACAAAGAGGATAAAACGAACACTAGAAGCGTGAATTCTAGTAATAATACAGTATTCACCAGTAATGATAATATTACTACCGATAACGCTGTATATGGTTTCAATGAAGCGAATTCAAAACCGAAAGACCACTCTTTAACAACCGATGATGTTAATTCAAATACAAGTGTTAACTATGATGACATAGAAAACGGGATGGATGATAGAAATAGGAATTACACCAGAGTAACGTCTGATTACGGCAGTTTTCTTGATTCCGCTAAAAAGTTCAATGAACTGTCAGCTATCAACGTGTTAAACAAAATGGTATTTGATTTCAGAGATCGTTTTTGTTTAAGTGTGTATTAAAGGAGGTAAATACTATGGCATTATGGAACAAGTTTCCATTTAGTAACTTTCACCAACTCAATCTTGACTGGTTAATCCAGACAATGAAAGAATTGGTTGACAGCTTTAACAGTCTGGAAACTAAAATGACTCAGTTTACGGACGATATCAATAAAAACGTGAAAGAACAGAACAAAAAAATTGATGATTTTGTGACTGAGTATACAACAACTATTAACAATATTCCAGAATATGTTACAGAAGCTACACAGCAGGAACTCACTAAATATCGTGACGATGGAACATTAACAAACATAATTGAATCAACCTATGGTGCGGTAAGTTATCTGAATGTATTGCAAGGTCAGAATTTAGTTGTACTTGGTGATAGTTTATCCGCCAGTAGAAATGGAATCACTTGGTTTAAAAACTTCACTACTATTACAAAAGGTGTTATGGTTAACATGTATAACTATGCTGTATCAGGTGCTAAACTTGCAGAACAGGCTGATAAATTTGAAAAATACGAATCAGTTAAAGGTTTAAGCAACCTTATTATCTGGTGTGGTATCAATGACGTTCGCGACCAGACAAGTTTACAGGATATGAGGACAGCACTTGATAAAATCAGAACTAAGGTACAGAGTGTAGACCCTAAATGTCATGTGTATCTGTTTAGCACGTACAAAAACTACAGAGGTATGCCGTCATCGTGGGTTATCCCGCAGACAGCATATTGGAGACTTTATTCACAGTATGCAACAGAAAATGGATGGACATTTGTTGACTTATTCTCTAGCGCGCCTGTAATTGCTCCGTCTACAGATACGTTGTTAAGTGACTTTTACACTGAAACAGACACAGGGTATTTGCATTACACCGAAGCATATGCAGAAGTACTTGCAAGATACATTCTCAATGTGTTGGTTACTCAGTCACCCGTACCGCTTGGAGATTACTTTGAGAGAGTACCGGGCGCACAGCTTGCTAGTGCTTCATCTCCTAACACTTCCGTTTTTGAAATCAATCAGAATGGTTCATTTGTAGATTTCGGCACAAGGTTCGTGCATATACGAATCGCAGGTGTATTTAAAGCACCAGACGCAACACAGCAGTACACTAAGATTCTCACATTACCTTATTGCTTTAGACCTAAGAATAACAGTAACTATGCAATTGCTTACAGGTCTGGTGGTGATGGTTCAGTTGGTGGACAGTTCTCCGCTAAAGCTTTACTAAAAGCAGATGGTAGTGTCATGCTGTTCAATACCAACAATGAGACACAAGCTCAAATTACATCAATGACAATGTTCCTTGACTTTTACTTAGAAGATATACAGGCTGATTGGCGTAGACCTCAGAGTAAGTCTTGATGTACACAAGGGTTATCTTCGGATAGCCCTTTCTATTTGCCTATGAGTTAGACAAGACTAACACCAGTGCGAGCGACCGGAGGGAGCGAG